GGCGCTTCCTGGGCTTCCTCATCGGCCATTTCGATCTTGGCTTTCTCAACGAGAAGCCGGGTGCGCGCTGCGACGAGGAGGAGCGTGTCTCGGGAGACGTTGCCGGTTTGGAAAAACTCTTGGCTCAGCTCAAAGCAGTCGCTGAGCAGTTCTGAGAGGAGGCTGTCTTCTTTAGTCATAAGATTAATCCCATGCAGCAGGGGTGAAAAAAACGTAGGGCGTTTCGGCCCTATTCTCCGGGGTTGAAGGGTTTGCGAGAGCGGTAGCCTTTGTAGACGTCGAACATGAGGCGCAGTTGGCCGCTGATCGTGCGTCCTTCGCTCTTGCTGATGGCTCTGATCTCGTCGTAGACCTCACGGGGGACCAGAACCGATTTCCAGCGGGTGGTATCCATAGTGGCTCCTAACAAATCTGCTGCGATTGTCTAGGAAAGTATGCGCTTAGTCAAGTTAAAAAAGCCCCGCCAGGGCAAAGAGAGAGAGGAGAAACCCCTGGCGAGGCAATGGTTTGAGACCGGCAGCACGGAGAAACTACTCGGCCTCGCCCCAACTGGGTCCGATTTCTATATCACACTTTGACGGAACTTCCAAAGGCACCGCCGTTTCCATGACCTGCGCGATCTCTTCCGCCTCAGCGCGATCAGTGACCGACATGGCCAGCTCGTCGTGGACTTGGAGCATGGGCAGCTTGCCGGCTTTGTAGAGGTTGACCATGGCTTGCTTGGTCATATCGGCCGCAGAGGCCTGGATCAGGCGGTTCAAAGCCTTGTAAGTGTAGGCGCGCTTGAGCCGGGTCGTGGCCCCGTAGGTGTCGATGGCCTCTTTGTACGGGAGCGCCTTGTTCATCTTGAAGGTGTCCGGCTCCCAAAGGTCGAAGCGGCACTTGCGGCCCAGCAGGGAGCGGACGCTGCCGCCGCTGGCTTTGTCGTTGAGCCGGTTGGTCACGCCGTTCATGAGCGCTTTCACGAAGGGCACCCGGTCGTGGTATTGGCGCACCAGCCCCTTGGCCTCGTCCAGGGGGATGTCAAGCTGCTCTGAAAGCTTGCCCACCCCCATGCCGTACATCATGCCCAGGTTGATGGTCTTGGCCTGCTTCCGCGAAATCTTGGCCATTTCCGCCACCATGGTGTGGAAGTCCATGTCGGGATTGTGGGTGTAGCCCTCGACAAACTCCTTTACGCCTTCCAGGGGCATGCCCCGGCTCTTGCCGTAGACATGGGCGTAGTGGACCAGTATCCGCGGCTCCTGCTGGGAGAAGTCGATGGCCGCCCACTGGTCGCCCTCTTCGGGCAAGAACAGGCTGCGGATCATGGGGCCCAGCTCTGGATCGCGGGCCGGGATTTGTTGGAGGTTGGGCGAGTTCATGCTGATGCGCCCGGAGACCGTGCCGCCGTCGTCCGAGCGAATTTGGTTGATATGGCTGTGGATGCGGCCGTCTTTGTGCGTGTGCTTCATGATCGTGTTGATGAAGGTGCCACTGGTCTTGTTCAGAGCCCTGGCTTGCACGATGAGCTTGGGCAGCTCATGGGGGTGGTCCGTCAGGAAAGACTTGGTAAACGAGGGCGCGCCCTTCTCTGTCTTGGGGTAGCTCACCCCCGCCTTATCAAAAGCTTTGGCCAGGGACTGGGCCGCCCAGATTTCGACGGTCTGGCCCGTGAGCCGTTTGATCTGGCCCATGACGTCTTTCTCGCGCTTGAGCAGCGCGTCCCGGGTGCGCTCCACCTTGTCCATGTCCACGCGGATGCCGCGCCATGTCATGTCCACAAGGCACGGCAGGAGGTCCAGTTCGAGGTTGGCGATCTGCCAGAGGTCTTCCTTGCCAAGCTGCACACTGAGGTAGGACCACAGCTCCAAGGTCAGGGTGGCGTCGCCCTCGGCGTAGGGGCCGACAAACGCTGCCGGCATCTTCCACATCTCGCCCTTGGGGTCGAGGCCAAACTCTCGGGCGGCTTCGTTCAAGCCCTTCTCGCTCTTCACCTTGTTGAGGTGGTCATAGGCCAGGGAGTTCAGGCTGTAGCTGAAGCGGTTCTCGTCGAGCAGGGATGCGATGAGCATCGTGTCGATGATGCGGCCATTGATCTGAAAGCCCATGCGCCGAATCCAGCCGGCGTCATACTGGGCGTTGTGCATGATCTTGTCTGCCGGGCACTCGAAGACTTTCTTCAGCCACTTGTTGACGATGCGCTCATCCAGATTGCCGCCGCCCAGATGGCGCACGGGAATGTATCCAGACCACTCTTCCGTGGCGATGGCGTACCCGACTACCTCACCGTTGCCCACGGCCCAGCCCGGGCCGCTGTTTTTCAGGTCCGGGTCTTTGGTTTCGACGTCGATAGCGATGCGCTTGGCACCGGTCAAATCGGGGAGTTCATGAGGTGGCACCCACTCGCTCTGCTGGCCCATCATCACTAACTGCAAACTCATTCATCCTCCCCACGCCGCGGCGGCGGTGTAAATGGCGAAAGCTCGCCGGTTTTCATGTCCATGATCTGTATGCGGGGCTCAGCTTCGAGAATGTTCTTCTGAACCCGGGCAAGGTACTTCAAGCCCTTTTCGATGGTGTCCAGGGCTTCGGCCAGAGTCATCTTGCCGTGCTCAACCTGCTCGGTGATCTCGTCGATGCGCGCAAGGTTCTGCTCTAGCTTGCTCACAGCTCTTCCTCGTCCTCTGGCTCGGGCAGATACACGAATACCAAGCTATGGCAGTTGGGGCAGTGGAAGTTTGAGCAGATGGTGTAGCCGTCCATTTCTGAATCTTCATCACCGCCCCAGATAACTTCGGTGTTGCAATGCCAGCAGTTCATAGGTCATAGCTCCTCGAAATGTCCTCAGGCTCCACGATGTAGAGGTTCTGCTTGGTCCGGGTCACGCCCACGTAGAACATCCGGTGGACGTCATCGGCGTTCACGCGCATATCTGCATCGGCGGCTGGGCTCAGGTCCGTGAACAGCACGACGTTGTCCGCCTCCCCGCCCTTTGACCCGTGGATCGTGGACACCGTAATCCGGGGCACCCCATTGAACTTCTCGCCGCGACGCAGCATGGCCACAATGTAGGCACGGTCCCGCTCGGGCAGCTTGTCCATGGCTTCGTGCCAAATCAGCTCGTCACCAATGACCAGACCGTGCTGGAGCTGGAGCTGAGCGAGGTTCAGCATTTGGTTGTCTTCGACGCCGGGGAGCTTCTTGAAGCCCCGGGCAATACGTGAGCCGGTGCTCATGTATGAATAAATCTTCCGCGCTGTCTCGCCCTTAATCTCCTGGCCCTTGCGTAGCTGCTCCCAGCCGTTCACGGCGGCAGAGACTTTTTCTGACACGGACCGTGAGCCGCGGTAGTTGAAGAGGTAGCCGTTGGCCTTCAGGTCGTTGGCCACGGGCTGGAGCTGGTATCCCGCCTGGGACAGCACGAGCCATGAGCCGTGGGCCATGTCCAGCTCATTAACCGTCGAGCACCGCGCAACACGGCCAAGCTCTTCTTTGGGGTCATAGCGTTTTGGGAAGCGGCGCTGTATCCGGTTGGCTACAGACTCCGCCAGCATGTGTACGCTTTTCGGTACGCGGAAGGATTGGCTGAGCGTTTCGCTGCCGCCCGGGAGGTTGATGAAGTGATCAACGTCGGCCCCGGCCCAGCGGTAGATGGCTTGGTCGTCGTCCCCGGCGACGTACATGCGGTCGCTCTTGGCGTCGAGGATGTGCGCGATGTCCCACTGCATGGGGGACAGGTCTTGGGCTTCGTCGAGGAAGGTGAGCTTGAAGTGCGGGCACACCTGGGGGTTGTCGATAAAGACTTGGAGCATGTCGGTGAAGTCATAGAGCCCGAAGCGCTTCTTGTAGTTGTCGAGGGCCTTGGCGAGGTATTCGACTTTCACCCAATCGTCGCTGAGGTTGGAGCGGTTGTACTCGTCCCGCAGGTTGGTCTTCTTGAGCCGGGCGAGGTTGATGAGGCCCAGGATGGGATCAGAGGCCTTGCTGGCTTCGATGAGGTCATCGGCTTCTGTAACGCTGTCCGTTACGAGGGAGACGCCGGTGGCGGTCGCCAGCTCCCGGTAGTGCTCGCTCTGCATCACTTCGTCGGGGCGGATGCCTGAGTACATGAGGGCCATGCTGTGCAGGGTTCTGAAATTAACTAGGTCGTGCTTGGGGTCTAGGCCAAAGCGGAGCGCTGCGCGCTCCTTGGCTTCGTTGGCGGCCTTCTTGGTGAAGGCTAGAAAGGCTATGTCCTGTGGATTAGTCCCGGCCTCCAGGGCCTCGTCCACCATATTCAGAAGTGTCGTTGTTTTTCCTGTCCCCGGCGGTCCGAAAATCCGAAACATCCCCGTTCTCCTGTTCACCCAAAATGGCATCAATGCCGCGCACGATTTGCCGCACACGCTCCCTGGAAAGGTTGAAGCGTTTGCCGATGGCTTCGAGGGTCATGCGCTCGTCCCTACGCAGCCTGCGTATTTCGCGGTTTCTCGGCGTGTCGATCTTCATCAGAAAGGCGCCTTCTCCTGTGCCCCAAACTCCGGTGCGTCCAACTGGATGCTGCCGTTATTGAACGCCGGGATGCGCCACACGCGCACGGCCCG